GCTGAAAAGCCTGAACGTCCTGATGCGGGCCTACGACGCATGGGTGTATGAAACGAATCCGCATAAGCGCAGCAAGGCGCTGAAGCAGCTGAAGCGGTCTGTAGGCGCATTGCTGGTGACGGACGTGGTGAACGCACTGGCGCAGTCCATTGTGGACGGCCTGCGGGACGATGACAAGGATAAGAACTGGGCGGAACGTATTCTGGAAGCATTTACCGGCTATTCCGGTGATGAAAAAAATGCGGGCGAAGCCGTGAAAAATGTTGTGCTGGGGGGAAACCTTATCAGCAACATAAACCCGGTAGGCCGTATTCCGTACCTGAAGGACATTTTGTCTATCTTGCAGGGCTACACCGTTGACCGTATGGATGCAGCGGCGGCAGACGATATTATCAGAACGTCCAAAACCTTTATCAAGGGCTTGGGCGGGGATTCAAAAACCACCACGGCCTACAACCTGAAACAGGTCATGCTCATGTGCAGCAAGGTTTTTGGAATCAGCGTTGGGAACATGGGGCGCGACATGTGGTCTATCGCTCGCAGCATCGCAAACGACACAGGGAATGTGCGGGTAATGTTTGAGATGGAAAAAGCGATCTATCGCATGGACAGGAGCGCCGGGAACCGAAAACGGTGGTGCGAGCTGCTGTACCGGGCGCAGAAGGACAAAGACACCGAGACGGCGCGGCTGATCTATAAGGAGATGCTGGAGCACGGCTATGAGGAGTCAGACGTGCGACAGGGCGTGGAGGCCATCATGAAAAATGAGCAGGGCGTCGAGTCCGTGAAGGAATTGAAAAACCGGTGGCGAGCACCGTAAATCAAGGAAAGGAGCAACGGGCGATAGGGCAACCATCCTATGGCACCATCCCGCCGCAAGGCGATCCGCAAGCCTGCGTAAAGCAGGATGAACCAGGAGCACCGTGAAATACGGGCTATGCTGCATAGCATGGCACCCAAGAGAGCTATCGCGTGGATCCAATCTTTTGACTTGCCGCAGGAGGAGGCACAGTGTATCGCGGAATGCGACGTGCGGGGACGAAGCTGCGTGGAGCAGGCGTTCCGTATGAACGTATCGGTTGACGGCGTAAAGCGCCGCCGCCGTACCGCATACAAAAAAATGGCCGACGGCCTGAGAGCAGAAAAAAGACACACCGTGTAGGTGTGTCTTTTTTTCTTATGTTCACGCACTTTTTCGCCCTTTTCTTGACGCTTTCTCCGGCGATATCTGCCGTATGCTGGCGGTAAAGAGAGGTGGTCGTGATGTTCGTATGGTATAACCCGAATCCCTCCGGCAAGAACGTGGGAGACTGTCCTGTTCGCGCGATCTGCCGCGCCACGGGGCAGGGATGGCATGAGACGTATGTGCAGCTTTGTATGCAGGGTCTGGCACTTGCGGATATGCCCAGCGCCAACACCGTGTGGGGCGCGTATCTCAAGAAGCTGGGCTTTACACGGCATATTATCCCGGATGACTGTTCGGACAGCTATTCCGTGAGTGATTTTGCAATGGATCACCCGCGTGGTACATATCTGCTGGCGCTGGCGTCCCATGTTGTGTGCGTGATAGACGGAGACTGGCACGACACATGGGATTCCGGAGCCGAAACACCCTTGTATTACTGGGAAAGGACGGATGAAGCATGAACTATCCATACTACGGAAACCCCTATATGCCGCCGATGCAGGACAACCTCGCCCAGCTGAGGCAGCAGCAGATGCAGGCCATTCCGCCGATGCCGCAAAATCCTCTGCCGCAGAGCGGCGTGCAGTGGGTATCCGGCGAACAGGAGGCAAGAAGCTGGATGGTCGCGCCCAATGCGGCGGTGGCACTGTGGGATTCGACGGCTCCCACGGTGTATCTGAAACAGGCCGATGCAAGCGGCAAGCCGACGCTCAAGGTCTATGACCTCGTGGAGCGGCTTGCAAGCGCTCCTGACACGCAGAAAGCGCCCGCTGCGGAATATGTGACCCGTAAGGAGTTCGACGCGCTGGCAGCGCTTGTGAGCGAAATGAAGGGCAAGAAGCGCAAGGAGGAAAAGAGCGATGAATAATCCGTTTTTCGGGGCAATGGGCGGCGGCAACGGCTTTATGCAGATGGTGCAGCAGTTCAAACAGTTCAAGGCGAATTTCCAGGGCGACCCCAAGGCAGAGGTGGAGAAACTGCTGCAAAGCGGCAAGCTCACGCAGCAGCAGTTGAACCAGCTCCAGCAGATGGCGAAGCAATTTCAAAGTCTGATGGAATAAGCAAAGTCTAAGCAAAAACACAAGACGAAACATAACTTGTTTCTTGATCGTGGCCGCGATTCAGATAAATTACATCAATAAAAAGGAGTGATACTATGTCTCTTTCCGAAGGTATGCCCACCATGACCATGCCTGTGGCCCCTGCCAATGGCAGCGGTAACGGCTTTGGCTTTGGCGGTGACGGCGCGTGGTTCCTCATCATCCTGTTCCTGTTTGCGTTCTGCGGCTGGGGCGGCAACGGCTGGGGCAACAACGCTGGCAATTCCGGCGGCGTGGTGGACGGCTATGTGCTGGCCTCCGACTTCTCCAACATCGAGCGCAAGATGGATCTCATCAACGGCGGGCTGTGCGACGGCTTCTATGCCGTGAACAACACGCTGTTGACCGGCTTCGGCAATGCCGAGCTGTCCCGCGCCAACCAGCAGGCGGCGCTGATGCAGCAGCTCAGCGCTATGCAGATGCAGGCGGCAAACTGCTGCTGCGAGAACAGAGCCGCCGTTGCGCAGGTGCGCTATGACATGGCGACGCAGGCGTGTGACACGCGGAACACCGTGCAGAACGCCACCCGCGACATCGTGGAGAACCAGAACGCCAATAGCCGCGCCATCCTGGACTTCCTGACCAACTCCAAGATGCGCGATCTGGAGAGCGCAAATCAGGAGCTGCGTCTGGCCGCGTCTCAGGCTGCGCAAAACAACTACCTGATCTCCCAGCTGCGGCCTACGCCCATCCCGGCATATGCATCCTGCAACCCGTGGGCTGGCAGCTACACCGGCTGCTCCGGCTGCTCCGGCTGCTGACAACTGCATAGGAATCTATTTCCAAAACGGAAATTGTTCAGCTCCGGGCTGATATTGAAAGGCGGCGGGGCAATCGTCCCGCCGCTGTATTTTAAACTGGTCGATTTCGACC